CAGTTTATCCGTTGATCCTACCATTAACATCACACCGTTAACAGCTAATTTTTGTGATATATTATGAAATCCAACTAACTCAGCAGGATGCACATAAGTGAAGTCGTTTGGATAAAATACAAATATTTTCCAAACGCCCTCAAAGGTTTTTTCGTTGACTAGTTTTCTACCGTTAAAATTTGGTTCGTTTGGTTTTATGCAATTTATAGCATACGAACCTATTATATCGCCTATATTTTTCATATGAGTATTTAGTTACTTAATACTCTTGATACAGACGTTATAACTGCTGCTATTCGCCCAATATCTCGTAACTGCTCTACGGTGTATCCTTCTTTTTTAAGTGTTTCATAATGTGCTTTCACACAAAAATGGCACTTGCCTACAATACTTGCTGCTAAACTATATGCCTCAAATCTTGCTTTGGTTGTGCCACCATGACTTGAAATTGCATTCATACGCAATTGTGCTGGTAAGCCTTTAAGATTTTCGTCATCAGCCATTTCAACAAATGGATACCAAATGTTGTTTTGTGCCATCAAACTTGCTGCTGTTAATGCTGCGTCAGCCTCTTTACGGTCAGCTAATTGACTATGAACCCATGTCCAAAATTTGCTATTACCAGTTGCAAACGCTGCTGCAAGTGCCACTGCCTCTGCTTCTTCAACTGGTAATGTGCTACGCTTGATTACTGCATCTATGTTTAATTTTGTATCCTTAGCATATTCAGGGATACTTTGTTCTTTTAATGCGTCTACCCATGCTGTCATTTTGTTAATGCTCCTAATTGTTTATATCCTTTATACGTAGGATGTACCTTATCTGGAGATAGTTCAGGAATAATAACGAAAGTATCACCATAGTGCCTAGCAATCTTTTTTACTATTTCTTGTTTCTCTGGTTTAATCGCAGGAACAATCCAAAACACACGATCAGAATTAACAAAGCTTCTTAATGCTACTAATTCTATTTCGGTGTTTAAATGTTTAAAATCATTACTACCTAAACTAATAATTGTAGCTTTAGCAGGTCTGATTTTTTTAACGTATGCATCATTCCAGTCTTTGCTGTTGATACCGCTTTGAGCATAAGCCACACATTCAGTGCGTATTTGGCTTACACCCTTTGCTATACTATCTCCTAAGATAAGGCACTCTATCATTATAGTGTCTCGCCACCAACTGTGCGATTACATGCACATAGTTCACCTGTTTGCAATGCGTCCAATACACGCAATGTTTCTTCTGGGCTACGACCAACGTTTAGGTTGTTAACTGTAACATGTTGAATAACATTATTCGGGTCAACGATGAATGTAGCACGAAGTGCTGCACCTGCTGGAGCAAAGAAAATACCAAGCTGATTGATCAAACTTGATTCGCCACGTTGCGTATCTGCAAATTGCACGTGGGTAATCTTTGCTAAATCAGGATGTGCTTTCTGCCATGCTAATTTACAGAATTCATTGTCTGTAGAGCCTGTCAATAGAACTGCATCACGATCTTTAAAATCGTTTGTTAATTTGTCATATGCTACGATTTCTGTTGGACATACGAATGTGAAATCTTTTGGGTAGTAAACGATAACTTTCCATTTACCTTCAAAACTTGTGTCAGTAATATCAAAAAACTGATCACTACCTGGGTTGACGCCTGTTACTGCGAACTTCTCAATTTTATCACCTACTGTTTTCATTTGTGTCTCCTTATGTGTGAATGAAATTATAAAAATATTGCATATTATAATCTAGTTATTTAGCTTTTTTAATTTGTTTGGGTAAATTTGTTTCATATTAAATATATTTTATGAATACCTTTGTACTAAATCCAAACTTGTATGATGTTGTTTTTCTAAGTTATGACGAACCCAATGCTGAGGAAAACTATCAACATTTACTTTCACTAAAACCAAAAGCAAAAAGAATTGACGGCATTAAGGGCAGTGATGCTGCGCACAAAGCCGTTGCAGATATAGTTAAGACAGATAGAGTTATCATTGTAGACGGTGATAACAAAATTGCTACAAATTTTTTTCGCTTTAATGTTTATACCAAACCACATTTTGATTGGACTGATTATGTTTTCAGTTATAGTAGCTTTAATCCTGTAAACAACAATTGCTATGGCAATGGTGGTATTAAGTGTTGGCCTGTGCATTTATTAAAAGAAATGCGTACACATGAAGCAGGTGATAGCGTTGATTTTCAACTTGATAAATACCTAGAATTAAACAGGATTGGCAGTGAAACAATTATAAATCAAAGTCCACAACAAGCATTTCGTGCAGGCTTTAGAGATGGTATGAAGTTACTAGATAGTGGACAAAAAGATTTTGAAAAGATGGATTGGCGTAACCGTGAAAGACTTTATAATTGGATGCATTTAGGCAGTGACGTTAAGAATGGATTATGGGCAATATATGGTGCAAGGTTAGGAGCATTTTTATTACTTAGAGGGTATGACATAAGAGTACTAAATGACTTTAGCCAATTAGATGAAATATTTGAAGTTTATAGCAGAATAGCATCAAGTAATTTACAATCAGAATGTGACATATTAGGAAAAACATTTAATAGCAAATATGTACATGATGTTTTAAGTAGTAACGAAAGTATAGAAATCAAAAAGAACTATGTTCCCCCAAAACGCAGTGCAGAAGAATTTTTAGCAGTCACAAGTAAGGAAGATATAGAACAATTTTATGCAAATACCATTTGAGAAAATAGTAAGGTTTGGACAGCACACAATGCTGGAACATCCTCTTTTTTCTGTAAGTTGGATATTAGGAAGGTTCTGTAATTACAAATGCAGTTATTGTTGGCCCTATGCGAACTCTGACACACCTGATTATCAATCGTTGGACATTTACAAACACGCAATAGATCAAATTAAACTACAAGCAAGGCAAAATAAATTTACTGACTTTCATTGGTCATTCAGTGGCGGAGAGCCTACTGCTTACAAGAATTTACTAGAACTAATAAAACATTTGGAAGATGGTATAACTCCATATCAAAGTATTCACATGACTACAAATCTTAGTCCAAGTAAGAAATGGTGGAGTAAATGGTGTAGTAATACAGACCTTCTTCAGCGCAGATCAATCACAGCAAGTTATCATAGTGAATTTGCAAATGAGAATGAATTTTCAGAAAAATGTTTATACTTAATGGGTGAGAATGTTTATGTGACTATAAATCAAGTTATGGTTCCTAATCAGTTCTATGAGTTGTATGAAAGGTGTCAACGATTTGCAGATAAAGGCATTAATGTTACATTAAAACCACAGAGCAATGAAAGTGCAAACGCCATAGTAGATGGATATACAACTGACATGATTGACATAATGCAAAACGGATTCCCGCAAAAAATTAATGAACAAGAATTGTACCAAATACGTTTATACGATGCTGATAATACAGAATATAAATTTGATCAAGCCGAAAGATTTAATGCATTTGGTTTCAACCAATTTACCAATTGGCATTGCAATAGCGGCTATCAAAGTGTTATAATTCGTGGCAATGAAGTTAAGCGTGGTTACAGTTGTCGTGATGTTAAACTAGGCACACTGGATAAAGGTTTTGGTTTGTTTGGTAATCCTGTAACTTGTATAACAGAGAGATGTGTAAGCAGCGCAGACAGTAAAATACCAAAATGCAAATAGACTTAGAACATATAATGTTTTGGATGGATGCTATTCGTAATAGCAATGATCCATTGCGAACATTAGAAAGTTTTTGGAAGGGCCAACTTCGCAGCAAAGAATGGTTAATTAAAAACTTAGGCGTATATGTTGGTAAGCCTGTAACTATTGACATATTTGGTGGTTGGAACGGTGTGCTTGCTAGCATGTTGTTTCATGCACCCTACCCAGTAAAATCAATTCGCAGTATTGATATTGATCCTAAATGCGAATCTACTGCGACTACAATGAATAAGCTTGAACACATTGCTGGTCGCTTTCATGCAGTTACAGCAGATATGTGTAATCTACGCAGTGACGCAGATGTTGCAATTAATACTAGTTGTGAGCATATT